GATGGATTTCGAAAATCAAATTTTAAGAGTTATTTATATTTCATTTATAATTATGTTTTTATTGTTATTAGCATTAATAATTGCAAATGGAACAGGTAATTTAGTTAAGTTTACTTGGATTATATACGCGGTACTTATATTAATTTCTCCAATTATCATTATAAGTGTAGGCAAAGCATTCAAAGGAAAAGGTGGATTTTGGAAAATCCCATTTTTAGCAATTACAATTTTAATGTTTATCTTAAGTGTTATTGTTATGCTAATGGCGAAACCTAATATTACGATGAGTATCAAAATATATGGAGGAATATTTATAACAATGATATTAATTGCAAATATATTTGTATTTTATTATAAAACTAAACTTACATTGGCAGATAAAACAGCAATTGCTGAAGGTATTAAGCAAACTGAATTAAGATTATTAGAATCATTAAAAACTAGATATAGTTCTGAACAAAGTGTAAGTCCTCCTGCGTATACAGAAACTACACCTGATGCAACGAATAGACCACCGCTCTCTGATACTAAGCAATACTAAGCAATAATAATACAATCGTCATAAGAAGAATTTACATCAGATATTAAATATATATTTAGGACAGATTTTGTTAGGTTAAGCACAGTCATTTCATCAAGAGCTGATAATTTGTCAGTTATATCAGCCTCCTCGACAATATTATATTTAATTTTAATATTTTTTTTAGATTTTTCATACAGATATTTAAATTCAAATGGATTATTATTAGTAGTATCACATTTAATACAATCTAAATAATGATTTAAAAAATTTTTCTTATCTAATTTTGTACAGGGAATAATTAATATTGGTATATAATCTGATTTAAATTCATTTGAACTTTCTTTTATTATTGAATCTGAACTTGAACCGATGCTTTCATCCGAACTTTCATCCGAACTTGCATCCGAACTTTCATCCGAACTTGCATCTGAACTTTCATCTCGACTTATACTATCATCCTCATTTATTTTTTTGGTTTCAATTTTAGTTTCATTTTCAGAATTTAATTTATATTGTTTAGTTATTTTTAATAAAATATTATATAATAATACACCATCTTCTGTAAAAGCTTTTGACAAAGTATGAATAATACCTCTGATACACTTTTTTAAATCTTTTATAAAAGTTGTATTATATGAGGAAATATCCGTTAAAGTTAAAGTTAAATTTTTTGTATAATTTTCTTCGATTGTTTTAAGTTTTATTATAGGGTCGAATATTTTTAGATCTTTTATTTTGGCAATAAATTTTTGTAATCGATTATCTTTCAGTATGATATGAGCAGAATTCAATTCTAAAGGAGATATTATTTTAAAACTCCCTATAAACCCGCCTTGACGTTTATTTGGCTCGTATAGAAATACGATATCATTTTTTGTAATATTATTATTTGTTCTAAATCCAAATATATTAAGTTTTTTATCAGTATTATATGCAATAAATGTTTTAACCGTATCAATAGATATCCTATAAATCCAATATGTCATTTTGAATAAATCTTATAATAAAATTTATTTTATAAATCATATAATAAATCTTTTTTATTTCAATTTATTTTATTAGAATATCTTTGTAGAATATCTTTTTCTATTTGTAATATGATTTACTAAATTTAATAAATCATATTCTGAAGAATGTTTTAACATTTTATATTTAATAATTTTTTTTATCTTATTGTGAGGTACCCATGCAAAATTATCTCTTGATATGACATACGAATTATACAGACTGGTTGAAAGTTCGGCAATAACTAATAATGTTTTATTTGATGTAATATAAGTATAGGTATAATTTTTAATATCATAATAAGATATATTCATATTAGATATATTCATATTAGATATATTCATATTAAAATATTCAATAATCATATTAATAATTTTTTTAATACAAATCTTTGAATCGTCTGAAATATTTTTATCAATTCGGATATCTTGATAGGTACCATTTGGATTATTTTGTAATAAATATTCGTAATTTGAATTGTTTTTTGTATATAATATTAATCCATATTGTAAAATCGAATATGGAGTCGTATATGGAGTCGTATACTGAGACATACTGTGAATTAATTTGTTTTGTATATAATTTAATACAGATATCTTTATTAAATATTCTTTTCAAATTTTTATTCAGATTTGTACTCAGATAGAACCTTTATATCTGATTTAGAATATAATCCGACAGCTTTTTTTCTTATTAATTCGATTAGATTACCTGATTCTATTTTAACCGAACTTAAAATAGTGCTTAATACTTTATTAAATTTAAACTTTATTTTATCATTTTTATTTTCAATTGTTATGATATAAGAACTTATCAAATTTTGATTAAGTAAATATATCATAAAAAAATCCATATATTCTTTTACAAAGGACGTATTAAGAATATTTATAGATAAGGCTTTTCTATAGATTTCTGCTTCAAATGTAAAAAATTTTAATCCTTGAAAATAAAAATAATTTTGTGGATTAGTTACGATATCTATCATAGAGGGGGTTTGTAAGATAGTTAATAATTTATCAAATAATACGTTTAGATTAGGTTTGGCATGAGGTGAGTTTTCTTTAGATATATTAATAAATTGTATTTTTGTATGAGAATTAACAAAATTATCATATATTACTGATTCTAAATAAGTTTCATATTGAGTATCATCTTTCCCAATGGATACTAATAGAGAATTAATATCTACAAAATTACGTAATCCATAGGCGTATAATATAACAGAACCATATGATATTAATCTATGCATCTCTAAGAGAGAAAGATTTTGATAGATTGCCGCCCTATACGTTTGAAGTTTTAAATTTGAATCAGAACAAAATGCATTTGCAAAAATCTGAGAGTTTGATTGGGATAGGAATTTTAGAGAGTTTGTATTAAGTATATTTTGCGAAAGTTCTATTGTTTGATGGAAATATTCATTAAGATAAAATATTTTTGAAAAGTCTTCACTTACTTCTAACAAATTTAATAATTTATTCTGAAAATTTTTTCGTTCGGTAGAATTCAATGGGACTAGGTTTAGATTGGAATCATTATCAAAGAATATAAACGTAACTTGATTATTTTTTTCTTTCAAATTAAATTTTGCTGCGATTGTTGAGGTTTGTTTTAGTCTCTCATTAAATGTATACTTGTCCAAAGTTATCAACATTAAATTTAGAAATCCTTTTAAATCGAGACTAAATGTTTTATAATATGGTACATTGCCTTTAGATTCTAAAAAAGTTATATATGATTGTATTTTTTCCAATTCAATTGGGAAGAATATTCCAATTATAAACATATTTGGTCTACATTTTATATACTCTAACATTATTAGATCTCGTATTTCCGTTTCAAAATAATTATATTTATACAAAGGTTTAAGTTCAGATAAAGTAATATTTCTTAAAACTTCATCATAATAACTATTTTTGCCGTAATATTCCGAAAGTTTTCGTATCGGCATAAGATAATCATATTTTGCCGTATTCTGAAACATTGGTAGAGGATTCTGTGAAGAATACGTTAAAAATCGGTCCCTATGATAATATGCACTTTGATATGAATTAATATGAGTAAAACTGTATGTTCGTTTAAGATTGGGTAAATCATATTGTACATATGGAGAACTTAGTGAAAGGATATCTAAACGAATATTTGGATTTGTTTCTCTGGACATCAATTTGTTTTTTAAAAAATAACTTGCACATTTATTAGACTCTCTAAAAATGGATATTTCTGTATATTCTGGATTTAAATTTAGGATTCCCTTATATATATCATGCCAAATTACAAAGGATTTTATAGAGAGTTGAGATTTTATATGGTTTTCATCAAATACAAAGGGTTTCATCTTTGTAAATGATATAGAATATACGTTGAGAAAAGCTGGATTAATCTGAGTAAATTCTTCAGCATATCTTTTTGATATGTATGAGACGTCGGGAGTACGAGATGATAAAATAAAATTTTTATTAAAACTTGTTGAAATATCATGAATAATCTCATCAAACTCACCTAATGATGGTTTTAATAATAATAATTGTCCATTTATAGTTAAATTCTTTTCTAAAAGATTAGATGGAATTAAGTCTCCATGTGAAAATTTCGAACAATTCTCTAAGTATGTTTCGGCATCAGGGGTTGCACAACCAGCAGGGGCATCTAACGTAAAAAGATGGTCAACATGTGTTAATATGATAGAATCTGGATTTATAAATATTATTTTTTTATATTGGACAAGATTCAAACAGTTAAATTTAGTAAATATCAAATCCAAATATTTAGATTTAATCTCATCTTTCTCAAAAGAATCTCTAACAGATATATAATTTACATTAATAACCGATGTAAAAAATCTTTTTAAAATATCAATAGCTTCTGCAGAAACATCTGGAGTAATCATCACAATACGAGCTGCTTTAGATCCTGCATTTATTAAAGATTGTGCCATAACAATTGCTGCAGGAACATATGAATCACCTAACATTATTAATGATACATACGCATATAATGATTTCCCCAGAGAATCATACATTGATTTAGGAAGGAGATACGATATAGATTCATTTGGACATTTTACTTCGTTATGATTATTATTATTATCCATTAATATAAAATATGTATATATTTTATATAAAAAAAATTAATAAATCTAAACTAAATAAATTATATTCCTTAGTTTAGTTTTGTATACAAAATAAATAATTTTATCCCTAGTTTAGTTTTGTATATAAAAAATACAAAATAAATAATAAATAAATTATTATCCTTTATCCTTTAATAATAATTTTGTCCTTAGGAATATTATAAAGATTAATTAATAAAGATTGAATTCGAGTTTTATAATCCCCGTTAAATCCATGATAATATGAATGATCTTCATTTATTTTTTTATAATAACCAGTTGATAATTTTTTTTGAATGGATTTTATAACTAAAATTTCTTCAGCTGGATCTTTTATAAACAAGTTAAGCCCCGTAATATATGTTCTAGCAGCTTTATCATCGGTTAATTTTAAATAAGTAATTTCAACCCTGCAATCAATACGTTTTAATATGGATGATTCTGTAATTGCTTCAGGTTCTGCCTCTGAATCTGCTTCTGATTCAGAATGTGAATTTGAAAGATTTTGTGAAGTTTCTTCATTTTCAGATGAATCCCAATTGACTTCTTCATCCAATGGAGTTATTTTTTTTGAAGTAGAAGTCATCGTATATAGTATATCGTATATTATAATATCGTATATTATAATATCGTATATATCTTATATATCTTATAATAAATATATCTTATATTAAATTTTTTTAATCAATTTTTTTAGATAATATAACTACGCCGATATTTAACCTTATTACGTACATTTATAGAGTTTTGTAAAGAGGTTGATGTAGAATCTACTATAGAATCTGACAAAGTATTTTGCATAGGAACTTGTAGAGAATATGGCAAAGTATCTGGTAAAGAATATGATATAGAGTCTTGCATTGGGTTTGGCATAAAATCTTGCATTGGGTTTGGCATAAAATCTTGCATTGCATCTGCCAAAGAAAAAGACCTTTGCATATAGTCTTGCAGCGATTCTTCTCGTATTAATTCTTCTCGTATTGATTCTTCTCGTATTGATTCTTCTCGTATTGATTCTTCTCGTATTGATTCTTCTCGTATTGATTCTTCTCGTATTGATTGTAAATTATATTGAGGTTGAGGTTGAATCTGAGTTTGTAATTGAGTTTGTAATTGAGTTTGTATATTATTTATAATCTTTGTATCAGAAGATGCGGATACTGGATTTGTTTTAAATTCATTATTAGATAAATTTATTTCAATAACATTTGAAGGGATTAATGGGATTTGACTAAGACAATTATCATTTAACAAAACAATTTGTAATGTATCAACAAATACTATTTTATTTAATAGATTATTAGAACAATTTAATAAGATAAGATTCGGGGGGAGTTCTGTAAGTTCGATAAGGGTATTATTTGATAAATCTAACTCTATTAAATTTATTAACAAACTCATATGAAATAGATATTCAATATTATTATAAGGGACGTATAAATACGAAATACCAATCGGAATATGTTCTCCATCAATTTGTTCCAATTGACTATTCTCAATTAACATTGAAAGAATATTTGGGGGTAGGTTTGCAAGGTTATTTAGATTAGATGTATTTATTAAAATATTCTTGATATGCTTATTCGTATAGAGTTCTATAGGGAGTGTATTTGATGAGAATTCTACATTTGATAAATTTATCGTAGGTTCATCCATTTTAGTTTAAAATTCAAAGTAAGAATTAAGATTAAGATTTGAGATTAAGATTAAGATTTGAGATTAAGATTTGAGATTTAAGATTTAAGATTAAGATTTAAGATTAAGATTAAGAGAAAAATTTTTTATCAATTTTTATTATAAGAATGGAATATAAATTATTAAAAATATCTTCAGAAAATCTTACACCGATACCAAATATTAATCTATTGGATAAAGTTATCATATTTTCTATCGATGATGCTTGGATAGCGTACCCTTTAAAATATTTTATATCTGAACCAATGATTCAGATTAAAAAGTTTACTTTATTAGGCTGTATAAAAAGTTTAAAAGTAATTCTGGTTGAAGCTGATGTACAATTTTATTCATATGAAGGAGATAAATTATTATTTACCTATAACAATGTAATATTTGATCTTGATACGATACCCGCCGATATAAAAAAAACTCAATGCAAAATACAATCATTAAGATCCGCTTTAATATTAGTCGGAGATCTCTCTTATATTAAAATTCAGTCTGCGTCAGTACACCCTCCATTAATTAGGACTACCTATTACGACCAGTCTGATATGAATGATTCAGATGATGTTCCTATACTTAATTTAGATTTTAATCCCAAAACATTATGTACGATAATATCATACCTATCAAAAAGTAATATTATAAAATATACTATATTAGTTGGAAAAAGTGTAGATGCAGATAATTACGATTTATGGGGATATGAACCAAAAAAGAATAAGATAGATTTTTATTTAGAAAAAATGACAGATAAAATTATAGA